TGGGTCACAGAAGCGGTACGGGCAGCAGGCGATTCTGTTGGCGATGTTATCCCTACGACTATTCCCGATATCCCCCCCGACATAGCAGAGCAGATTAAGCAAGAATCAGTTGCGGTATTCCAGGAAGTCATGCGTCAGTTCCAGCAAGTTGGCCAGATGGTCAATATGTCTGAAGTGGCTGACGAAGTGCGTGAATACCTGCAAAGCCGCAAAGATTCTGCGCTTAAAGAGATCAGGGAGGAAGCGGGGCGTCGTGCGGAACGGATGAACGATAAGATTGACGACATCATGGCCGAAACCAACTGGGCAGAAGTTTTGAAAGCCGCAGTCAGTGACATGATTACCATGAAGGCCGGTGTAATCAAAGGTCCGGTGATAAAGCATAAGAAGCGCCAGAAGTGGATACAGGGGCCGGAAGGCTGGAGTGTCGGTGCTGACTATGAGTTTGTGCCTGAGTTCTGTCGAGTATCACCGCTGGACATTTATCCCGCGCCAGATTCCCGGCATCCAGACGACGGCTATCTGATTGAGCGCCAGAAGATAAACCGGCAAGACCTGGTGGAGATGCTTGGTGTTCCAGGTTATTCAGACGAAAACATCCGCAAGGCGCTGAAAGACTACCGTGGTGGAAATATTAACACTAACTCCACCGACACAGAACGGGCAGAGCTGGAGTTTTCTGGCAACACCATGCACCTTACCAACACCAGTAAAATTGAAGCTCTGGAGTTTTGGGGATCAGTGCCAGGCTCTATGCTTACCGAGTGGGGCATGGAAGGCGAGCTTGACCCTGAGATGGAATACGAGATCACGGCGCTTAAAGTGGGCGAGCATGTTGTCAGAGCCATACTCAACCCGGATAAGTTGGGCAGAAAGCCATACTCTATTGACAGTTTCGAGCGGATACCCGGATCGTTCTGGGGTCGGGGCTTGCCAGAAATGATGAGCGACCTGCAAGACGTAACCAACGCCGTAGCCCGCGCCATTGTCAACAACGCTGCCCTTGCTTCAGGGCCGATGGTGGAAGTGAATATGGACCGCATGGAAGGTGATTTCACCAACCTGCATCCATGGAAGATATTCCAGTCCAATAACCAGATGATGTCTGAGCAGCGAGCGGTCAACTTCTATCAGCCTCAGATTATTGTAGGTCCGCTTTTGCAAGCATTTGAGTTCTTTTCAACCCAGGCTGAAGACCAGACCGGTGTACCGAGATGGGCGCATGGCAATGCTAATCTTGGCGGCGCAGGGTCTACCTCTTCCGGCCTGTCCATGTTGATGAGTTCTGCCAGTCGCGGTGTGCAAGAATTTATCTCGCACCTTGATTCGGTTATCAAATCCTGCCTGACCCGCTTGTACCACTATCTGATGGTGCATGACCCTGATGAATCAATTAAGGGAGATTGCCAGATTGTCGCCAAAGGCACACAGGCGCTGCTGGCAAAAGAGCAGCAGGTAATCAGGCTGCGCGAAACCCTGGCCATGACCAACAACCCGACCGACATGCAGATTATGGGTCTGGAAGGCAGGGCCAAATTACTTGGGGCCACCTTCAAGTCTCTTGACCTTCCTGAAGACGTTGTGCCCAAAGGCGACGATCTGAAGGCCATGATTAGACAGATAGAGACGCAGCAGGCCATGATGATGCAGCAGGCAATGCAACAGGGGCAGGCAATGCAGGGGCCGAAAGGAGCAGTTCCTCCGGCCAACCCGCAGGCGCTTGACCCGGCAGGAAACCCGGCAGGCGGCGCAGATATGCAGCCAGAACAGGCGGTGCCAGTTGCAGCTTAAAAAATTGAACGACCACCAGCTTAAAGCTCTTGCCCAACTGAAAGACAGCGATCTTCAGCGCATACTGGAAGATGAGGCGGCGCAAGTGGTAGCACAACTGATGATTTGCCAGGACGACGTGCTAACACGGTGGCTGCAAGGCAAGCAGCAGATGCTCTTTGAAATTATCGAAACCATTAAAACAGCGAGAGGCTACCTGAANGGGAAGTCTCAGCGCAAAGAACATGGCAACGCATTTTAAGCTGAACTGCACTGCGGTCAGCATCCAACCAGAAAGGCTCTGAGCTAACACGCCAGAGACACGGTAGTACCAGATGAGNAAAAAGAAGTCGCACGATCCGGTTGTACGGGCAGAGGCGGAACTTGAAGAGGCAGTGGCGGAGATGAATGCGATAGCAGACGCACTCAAGATACCTGAGCAAGACGACACACAACCAGATGAGTCAGGCCAGGAAGATCGTGAGCCGGAAGCTACAAATGAATCCAGCCAGCAGGCACAGCAGGAAGACGAAAATAGTGAGACATACAAACAGCGCTGGAACAGCCTGCAAGGCCAATTCAAATATCTGCAAGCACAGGTCTACGAAAAGGACAGGTACATACAGCAACTGACAGCAGATGTGGAGCGATTAAAGGCACAGCCCCCCGCGCAGACACCGCACGATGGATCAGTTACCCCTGATGAACTTGAGTCTTTAGCAACCAGAATCTCTGAACAGTACGGCGATGATCTGGGTAAGCCATTTGAAAAGCTCACCAAGTACATGAAGAGACTTGAGGGTGAGGTAGCGGCAAACAAGCAGCAGGCACCACAGGCACAGGCACAACAAGCTAACACCGTTGACCCGCGTGAAATGTACCTGACGCAACTTTGTCCGCAGTGGCAACAACTCAATTACGACGAAACATTTATCTCATGGCTTAACAGCAAAGCTCCTTACTCAAACAAAACCCTCGGTCAGCAATTGAACGCGGCCTATGACGGAGGGGATGTAGAAGGTGCAGCAGAAATATTCAACGGGTATCTGCGCGAGCAGTCCCAACGTCAAGCAAAGCCGGACACACGGGCACAATTGCAAGCTCCTGCAAGCAGAGGCAGCAATCAACCCGCAGGAAATCAGACGCAGAAGTTCTGGACAGAAAAAGAGGTAAACGCTTTTTACAAGTCCATCCAGAACAGCGTGTATCGCGGAACAGCCGCAGATCAAGCTGCAACGGAGTCTGAAATACATCTGGCATACCTTGAAGGTCGCGTACGCTAACATCAAAGACGGCTCCTATTATGTACCGTCTTTGACATATAGGAGAAAATATCATGTCTGTAAGTCGCGCACCCGGATATATCGACCTCTCTTCTGACGGCGTAATGAAGGCCACACAGAAGATTTATTCCAAAAAAACCCAAATCAAGTTTTATGCAGAAGACGTATTCGGCACCATTACCAACAGGGATTATGAAGGCGACCTGAAAAGCCTTGGCGATGAAGTTATCATCCGCACCATCCCTGATACCACCGTTCGCCCGTATGTTAAGGACGCTGACCTGGTTTATGAAACCCCTGAGTCCAGCGCCATCAGCATGACGGTCAACAAGGCCCAATACATTGCCACCCGTATTGACCGCATTGACGAGAAGCTGACCGACATCAACTGGATGGATAAGTGGGCAGACGATGGCAACAAGCAGATGAAAATTGCCATCGACCGCTCGATCCTGAACGCCGTCTGGGTTGATTCAGCCTCAAAGAATAAAGGGGCAACCGCTGGTTATATCTCTGGCGGCTATAACCTGGGCGTTCAGGCAACACCGCTGGTTCCAACCAATACCGCTACCGATCACACCAACCCGGTACAGATGATCCTGAACGCTGAAGCCGCGCTGTCTGAGTACAACGTGCCCGAAGATGAAGACCGCTTCATGATTGCGCCTACCTGGTTCATCAATCGCCTGCAATCCGGCGAACTGCGCCGTGCAGATGTAAGCGGCCCCGCTGCCGCGCAAGAGTTGCTGCGTCGTGGTCATGTCGGCCAAATCGGCTACTTCAACATCTACCGCAACAACAACATCCTGCCCGATGCAACCGCTGGCGGGTATCCCATCATCTTTGGTCACAAATCGGCTATCTGCTTTGCAGCCGCCCTGACCGAGACCGAGACCCTGAAGCACCCCACCAAGTTCGGAACCATCATGAGAAGCCTCATGGTGTACGACTGGAAGACGATCAAGCCTGAGAGCCTGGGAGTCCTGTGGGTTAAACCTTCCTAAATAACAGGGGCGGTGTAACAGCCGCCCCTATTCCCCCGTCAGAAAGGCATCGAGACCATGGCCAAATATCTTAAACATCCAACTACTGGTGAAATCTTCCCCTATACGGAAGCCATAGCCATTAACAGCTACTTGATTCCCACCGAAGATGCGCCGGACTGGGAAAAGTCCCAGACGGCACCTGAACCGGAAAAAGCAAAAGAGACTGAACCAGCCAAGAAAGGCCCATTTGGCAGGCCGGTAAAAACTGAGGGATAACCACCATGACCGCTGGCGAACTCTTTCATCTGCTGTTGCCAAGAATCAGCAAAATGCCTGCCGGAGATGAGTTTCTGAACGGGCTGAACAATGCGATTCTGGTTATTACGCGCAGGCTGCTGTACCGGAAATCGTCACTTATCAAGTCAGGATTCCGTGGTTCTGTGCGTGCTAACACGTCAGGTATCAGTTTGCCAGACGGCTATCTTGGCTTTTGCCCGGATGCGCCTCCCACCATTGCAGGCAAAACGCTGCTTCCGTTACCTCCTTTCAAATACGGCAGCTATAGCGCAGCAGGTAGCCCCGAATACTACGATACGCGCAGCGGCAGAATCAATCTATACCCCACGCCAGCCGATGCCATCGTGATTACCGCCCTTTATTTTCAGAAGCCTGACCGCCTTACTTCCCCTGACGACGAATTGCCGTGGGAGGGGATCATCGACGACCTGATAGGAGAAGCTGTGATCGCCATATCCAGAACAGGGCAGTGGGGCAGCATTACCGCAGAGTGGGAAGCGCTTATCAGCAGGGAAGTAGACAGGCTGGCCTCTACATACGCGAGTCGAGTTGCGGAGTTTGTGCCAGTCAATCTGATCGCCAGATAGCATCAACAGGAGAACCCCAATGTCAACCATAACAGGACAAACCATAGCAACCAAAGTGCAGAAACTGCTGCACGACGAAACAGCCGTACGCTGGACTGAGGCTGAACTGGTTGGCTGGATCAACAGCGCTCAGAAAGAGATTGTGCTGTATAAGCCGAACTCAATCACCAGCACAATTGACTACCAGCTTGATCCCGGTACCTTTCAGAACGTATCAGCCAAAGCCGGGTTCGCCAACGTTATTCAACTACTTGATGTGATTAGGTCAACTACAGGCGGCGCAAACGGTAAGGCTGTGACCAATATCTCCCGCGAAATTCTGGACTCCACCCTTCCTGACTGGCACAGCGTAGCTGCAACTGCTGTCCCATTACACTACATCCACAACCCGCTTGACCCCAAAAACTTCTACGTCTACCCGCCCAACACCGGCGCTGGCTCTGTTCAGATTCTGGTGGCGGTGGAGCCTGTCGATCTGGTGGCGCTGGCTTCTAATCTATCACTGGAGGCTATCTACGAATCAGTGGTGCTGGATTACGTCTTATACCGGGCATTCAGCAAAGACACCGAACACACGGCCAACATGCAGCGCTCTGCCGGACACTACAACGCTTTTATGTCGGCCCTGAAGGGTAAGTTCCAGATGGAAAATGCGCTTTCGGCTGACGCACAATATGCACCGAGCAAGCAACCACAACCCCAAGGATAAAGGAGTAATCCCATGAGTATCAAATTAATGGACGAAGGCGGGCAGGAGTTCCTGAACGTATTGTTCGGAGCCACCGTAAAGCCCACAGTATTCACCGTGCAACTGCTGACCGATGCCGTGGCACTGGCTGATGCAGACATTTACACCACCCACACCGTTGCAACTGGCGGCGGCTATGTGGACAAGACCATGGCCAACGATGCCACCGTTGCGCTGTCTGCTGATGGCATCCCAGAAGCAACCTGGCTGGCACGTGTCTGGACGTTTACCGGCGCTCTTACCGGCAACCCCAGTATCACCGGCTATCAGGTACTGTCAGGCAC